GGATTATAAAAATTACGACACAAATATGCCTATCGATCTTGGCGTTATGGCTAATGAAGTGGAGCAGAATATTTTACTTCACTTTGGATACAACGACGATGCCATCCATATGGTTAGAGGCATCCATTCTGACAATCTCATACCTTGTCTTGTTTTGAATGGTGCTGTTGCCTGGATTCCTGGTTTTCAACCTTCTGGCAAATATGGCACTGCGGAGAATAACTCAGTGAAAGGATTGATTGCACTTGTCTATGCTTGGACCGTCATGATGACACCTGTCGGTCGAAATCATCCTTTAAATAAATCCACTGCATACGCTCCACATCAATTCTTCGATTATGTCCTGCCTAAAATCTTTGGAGATGATGTTCTTTGTGGCATCAAATCTGAGGTACTTGATAAATTTAACAATATCACTTATCGTGATTTTGTAGTACAAGTTTATGGCATGGACTTCACATCTTCCGACAAGTCTTCTGACTTGAAGCAGTATTTGGAATTCCCCGAGACATCATTTCTCAAACGTAATTTCGTTTTTCGAGAAGATTTGTCTCACTACGTTGCGCCACTCTCATTAGATTCTATCATGAAGAGTATTGTGCATTATTTACCATCCAAAAATGTTGATGCTGAGACACAACTCGTGGAGTCATGTATTTCTGCGAGTCGAGAACTGTTCTTCCATTTGAAAGAACCTGAATTCAAAGTGAATCGTAATAGATTCATAGAGATCTTGGCACATGTCACAGGATTTGACGCTACATCCTTGTCGAATCAATTTCCAACCTTTTCAGACATTCGTGAATCTCTTTATCCGAGTGAAGTCAATCCTTTCTTAGGTAGAATTTCACAATTCATTGTACCCCTAGTGCAATATTATTGTAACGAAGTACCACTCGAAGAATTCGAACAGTGGACAGATGATGTGGTTGTGGAGATCGATGAAATATCCGAAGAGAATTATCTTTCTGACATTACGGAAGAAAATGAAGTAGATTTGAGCGATTATATGCCTATTATCCCGGATTATCCCTCTTATGACAATTTCTGGGAGAATGACGTTCTAGAACCTATGATTGAGTTTGATGAGGTCGGAATTGAAGAATCTATTCCGACTATTGACGATGAATTTTATTTAGATGCTAACCTTGATCTCTTCACTAATCCTATGATGATGAGTGTTCTAGAAAGTTTTCCAAAGCCACGAGATGGACAAGATCCAGTTAGATACGCAGAGGAGTATTGGAATTGGGTAAATACTCTTCCTGTTAATAGAGAAACGATATGTTTTCTCATTCTGGTCCGACTTAAACAATTTCTTTACTTACTTCTAAATGTAGTTGGGGAAGAGATTTTTAAATATTACACGGGTTGGGCCCCATTGGCACTCTTTGAATTCTTTGTGTCACTTTTTCATGTGCATACCCCAATGCTTCTGTACATTCTCGTCAGGTGTATAGTAGTCGTGATGCACTATCTTGCATGGTATCTTGGATTGAAATACGGAATATTGTTCCATACTTTATATAATCTATTTGCCATGTACTTGTATTCGAGGTATCCTGTATTTACAGATCCTTTCACAAGAAAAAACGACGACGCTGAGATGGACGATAGCGTTTAAACAGATATTCCATCACCCGGGAAGTAGGGCTTGTAATCCTGCTTTCTGGTGGTCCCTCGAGGCCGATCCTTATTTACTCCTAATTCTGATAACAATAATAAAGAAAAGTCCTCTTACTGCAATGAGGATAGGAAAACGGAGATTCCGAATAATCTCCCATTGGCGAAGTCGGTCACTATCGCCACTGAACCAGAGACCGTCATTAATGATATTTTATATCAGGGAAACAGGGCCAAACGTTCTTGTTCCCAAAATTCGTGGACTACTATTCCACAATATATGTCTAGTATGACTTTGCAGGAGTTGGCTCAACGCCAAGATCTTGCTACTAATTTTAGGACCAGACGTCCTTATTTTTATTTAATGAATAGATTATCCCATGAACGATCCGCTATAAGAACTCTTGAAATTCTAGAAGGACGTCGTCTTAAACGTAAAGCTCTTGTCGATTCCAAACGAGCAGAACGTGGTATTTTTACGCGTACTGAATCAGGTAAGGGAGAGATGAAAATGAGTGGTTCTGAGAATGTTCACCAGAATGTTATTTCTTATGACGGTGAGCAAGTTGAGCCTGCTCCTATAGGCCCTCCCAGACCATCTGTTGAAGTTGGTGCCGCAGAGGTTCATCCACTCAATGACTTTTTGTCTCGACCATTAACCATTTACGATTCGACATGGACTATATCCACTGAGTATAATGTTGCTCTTAGAGTCTGGGATTTGTTCACTAAAGATTCTACAGTTCGTGCTAAATTGAGTAATTATTCCTACTTACGTGGGAATTTACATGTCAAAATCTCCTTTTCTGCGACTCCTTTTCATTATGGCACTGTCATGCTTGCCTATTTTCCTTATCCTGATGTCAACGATATTCTTCTTTCTTACGATGATTTACTCGTTGGTACCAATCCAAATCCAACACAGGTGTTACGACCTTATAAAGCATACGCCTCTCAACAACCTGGTGTTAGATATATTCGTATAACCGATAATCAACCAGTTGAGATGGTTATTCCATTTCTTTCTCCAAGACAAAATGCGTCACTGCTTGGGTCGCAAGACACTGTGATAACACCTACTGATTCATTTCCACCATTTTTAGCTATGGGAGAGTTGAGACTTATCACTTTAAATACTCTTGAAGTTGCAAATGACGATCATGCTAATGCTGTTTCGGTGCATGTACAGGCGTTCATGACCGAGACCGAACTCAGCATTCCTACAGCTACAAATATTGACATTACTGCTGAATCTGGTATGAAAATGCTTGCTGATGGATACACAAAGGTCCAGGATTCTATAAATACTATTGCCAGTACTACCTGGGACACCTCTGATAAACCGATGTATGACACTTCTAAGTCTATCGGTGAACGTATAGTCGGCACTATCCAACACGCTGGTGATGAATACTCTTCGCCAGGTCCTGTTGAAGCCATTTCCAGTGCAGTTTCTAAGGTAGCAGAGAATTTCTCAGACATACCAGTTGTGGGTGCCTTTGCTCAGGCCACAAGTGATGTTGCAAATGGCGTTGCTTCTGTAGCTCGTTTCTTTGGGTTTTCACGACCAATCGTCGTGGAAAAGACCATGCTCATTAAACATCAACCTTTTTCGAACGGAGCTCATGTCTCTTACTTCGATACATCAAAGAAATTAACTCTTGATCCAAAACAGGAGCTTTCGGTTGATCAAAGTCTCGGAGCTGTGTATGAGCAAGATTGTATGGCTATAAAACATATTACATCACGAGAATCTTTCGTTGAGTCTTTTACTTGGGACTCAGATGACGTAGCTATGGTAACAAACTTATATAGTTCTTACGTCGATCCTTTATTTTCCTCCGATGTCGCTTTACCGAGTGGTGTCTTACGACAACCAGCTGCACTAACGTTTGCAGCTTTTCCATTTAACTATTGGAGGGGAAGTATAACATATAGATTCGAGATTGTTTGCTCTAAATACCATCGTGGCAAACTTTTATTCAAATTTGAACCTAATATAGCACAAAAAGATTTAATTGATTCTGATCAAACTAAACTCAATCAGCAAGATACTATTATCGTAGATATTCAAGAGTTGACGGAAATCTCTATCACTGTCCCTTTCGTATCTGACCGAGCTTGGCTTCAAGTTCATGAGGATCCTAGTAATCCTTACTTAGGCATTAGCCCTGGTTTCTATTATGAAACCTCAACCGGGTTTCTGACAGTTCGACCTCTTAATGAGTTGGTTCAACCAACTTCTACTAGTTCCGTCAGAGTTAATGTTTTCGTGTCCAGTATGGATTTAGAACTTTCTTGTCCTAATAATCTTGCTATCAAAACTAATCTAACTTATACTGAGACAGAATCAGGTGCTTTAAGCACTAATATTTTACAGCAACAGACATCAAATGATAATATTTATAAACATCACTTTGGAGAGAAAGTTGAGTCATTCCGTGCTTTACTTAAGCGTTATTGCACCACACATTCGATTGAACGTACTATTGGTTCATCGGGCTATAAAACTCTAGTTCTAAATCATGGTATTTATCCTAGTGTTTTCAATTACGCTGACAGTACTAATATTGCTCGGGATCCAGCTGCTATTCCAAGTCTATTTGAATATTTGCGATATGGATATTTAGGAATGCGAGGTGGGTATAGATGGAGATACAGGCCCACTTCAAACACCAATCTTGGGGATCAAGCTTGGATAGTTACAACTCTTACGACATCTATCGATTCAAATCCAGCTCCAGAGAGTCTTAATGAAACAAACACTAACACTGCAGCGAATCGTGATCCCCTTTTTGCCAAATTGGATGGCTCAGTTGTTCATAACTTAAATCTGCAAGGCGGTGCAGAATGTGAGTATCCTTATTTTTCAAACGATTTATTTCGTTTTACTTCAGCTTTTGGCGTGCTTGGCATCCACACCCATTCCGATAAAACACCTAATGTTAAATTTACAATGAGTGGAAGATATACTTCCGCGGATATAGTATCAATTGAAATGGACACAGCTTCGGCTGAAGA